TACCCAACGACCTTCTGCCCCAACTGATGTATCTTGTTTATCAATTCCTGGAGCAAACTTAATTTTCGTAAGCATTTGTTACTCCTATGATGTTACGTTGTATACGTATTGCCAACCTTTGGTTGCGTTGGTGTATCTTAATTTAATCGATTGATTATTAGCAACTAGTTCTAAATTAGATGCAGCGCCTCTTATTGGTTGACTATTTCTGTTTATTGTTACTTTGTTAGTAGCAAAACCTCCACTTGGAGATACATCCATAAAACTAACTTCATCACCTATAGTTGGTGACGCGGGTAGTGTAATTGTAACTTGAGCTGCTTGTGTATCTATTAATAAATTATCACCAGCTACTGCTGTGTATGCAGTAATAGAACTAGATGTAATTGCAAAATTACCTTTTTGTAAAATATCTAATCTAGCATCTGTACCATTAGAATGAATCAACATTGTTGATCCAACAGGCACAGCTATTGGACTTGATGATCCAGCTGTTTTAATACTTAATGTGTATTTGTTTGCTGTAGTTCTGTCTGTTGCATCTTGAATAACATATAGTCTTGTAGCTGTACCACCTGTTGTTGATGCAGGTATAATTAAACTATTGTTGCCAGCCATTGTGCCAGTTAGTTTAAGATAAATGTTTTTACCATTTGATGTTGCACCATCTGATAAAAGTAAAGTAACATCGGCTCCAGATGTCATAGCTACATCAACTACACCTGTAGTTGATTGTTGTAATATTTGTAAATTAGTATTTGTTATGGTTCCCCATAGACCAGCTTTTTCACCGGTTGCTACAAGTTCTAATGCTAGATCTGTTGAAAATGTTGATGCCATATATTATCCGTAAGGTTTAATTGGTGTCCAAACCATTGTTGCTCCTGGTATAATTTCATTCCACGTGATAACACCTACTTCA